AGCGAGGGCAGGCTGAAGCTGATGGAGCCGTGCAGCGACTGCCTGTCGGTGATCGGGGTCACCTACACGCACCCGGGCGGGGTGTTCGACGGGTACCTGCCGCGCCACATCCAGTACGGGGTGAACTGGGTGCGCCTGGACCGGGAAGTGCCGCGGTCGCGAAGGGTCATGCGCGACGCCCGCTATTCCGCCGCGAACGAGCAGATCCGGGAACTGCTCGGCCGGGTCACCACCCTGGTCGACGACGAGGACCCGGATACAGGCAGCGCTCCCGCGCCCGTGCGATTTCAGGGCGCGTTATGCGGTCAGTGGAGATCAAGCTCTGGGATGACGTTCATTACGCGGAGGACGCCGAGAAAGTCGAAGCCGTCAGGAAGACCCGCCTGGTCTACCAGGACGGGGACGGGGCTCCGCAGGAGGTGGTGCTAGACCTTACTACCGAGCACGCCGACCTGCTGGCGTCCCAGATGGCCCGCTGGATCAAAGCCGGGCACCCTCCAGAGCAGGGGATCGTCCTGACCCGCGGCTACAAGGCGGGGTCGAAGGAGGCCCGGGATTTCTACGCCGGGCTGCGCGCCTGGGCGAAGTCAGTGGGCCGCGACGGCGAGCACTGGACGCAAGGCAGGGGCGGGCGGGAGCCGCAGTACTATTACCCGCGTGGGCTGGTCAGGGACTACGAGGCTTACCTGATCGAACAGGCGGAGAGGCAGGCCGGCTAGTTGCCCGGCATGCGGTTCGCCCCCGACGGCGTTCACCGTGAGCGGGCGGGCGAGGATAAGCCCGCCACGTGGTACGTCGTCTGGCTGGGACGCCCGCATGCCGAGGGCGCTGTGATAATAGGGCGGTCCAAGCGGCTGCGCCGGCATCTGTGGCACCGCTTTTTCCCCGAGTCAGGCGGGGACTGCCGTGAGATCAAAGGCTGGACTGCCGGCGCGGAGTGGCTGCTGGAGGTTCACCGCAGCCGGGAGGGGCCGCCGATTCCCCTCGCGTGACACGGAGTGAGCCGCCGCGGGTGATGCTGGAGACGCCGCGTCCGGGCGACTTCTGCTGCGTGCCCGTCAGCGGGCGGGTGGGCCTGCTCATCGAGGCGGGCCAGTGGCTGGACGGCGACCGGTTCCAGCCCTACGACCATGCCGAAGTGTACGTCGGCGGCGCTGACGCCGCCGCGCTGTACGGCTACACCGTCAGCACCTACCCGGGCGGGCACGGCAGGCAGGCCCTGCCGGCGCCCGCGGCCGCGCTGCCGGGGGCGCTGTGGTCGTCGGGCCTCATCGCGCTCACCCCCGCGCAGCGGGCCGGCATCGTCGCCTGGTGCGACGCCCACGCCGACGTCGGGTACTCCTGGGCGGACTACGTGGCGCTGGCTCTGCACCGGTTCGGGATCAGCGACCCGGCGCTGCGGCGCTACATTGCGGACAGCTCCCATCTGATCTGCTCGCAGTACGTCGACCTGGCCTACTCCGTCAACGAGGTGCACCTGTTCACCGACGGAAGGTGGGACGGCTTTGTCACGCCGGCGGCACTGGCGATGCTTCTGCAGGCGAAGCTGGCGGCCCGGTTACCCGGTTCGGCTGCGCGGGCTCGGCTCGCGGTGTTAGCGTCACCGGACTGCAGTATTCCCCTAACCCGCCTGCGACGATGCCCGAGCGCTCCCGTGACCCCGGGGCGCGTGCCGGAGGGGAAACCGGCGCGGACCGCTCCCGCAGGCAAGGAGACATGGCCGTGCACCGACCTAAGCACGCGCGCCGTTCCAGGCGCTACCTCGCGGTCTCCACCGTGGCCGCCACCGCGACAGCCGCGGTCGGCCTCCCGTTCGCCGTCGCCTACGCCGCAGCCCCCGTGCCCCCGCCGGGACCGCCCGTCCCGGCGGGGCCCCAGGCGATCCGCGCCGCCCTCCTGCCGGAGCGGCATGCCTTCAAGGCCGCCGCCTCGGCCGTCTACACGGTCCGCAGGGGCGACACCCTGTCGGCTATCGCTGCCCTGTTCTGCGGCAGCGCGGCCGACTACCGCGCACTGGCGGTCAACAACCGCATCGCCGACGCGGACCTGATCTACCCCGGGGAGCTGGTCCGGATCGCCTGCCGCGCCGCCCTGGCCGCGCTCGCCCCGCCCGACCCGAAGGTGACCCTGACCGCCGCCGCGGACCCGCCCGCCCGGGTGACGGCGGCGGGCGGCACGCTCGGCTGCACGGGGCTGGAGGCCCTGTGGGACGCAGCCGGCGGCAGCCAGGCTGACGCGTTCATGGCCGCGGAGATCGCCATGGCCGAATCCGGCGGCCGGCAGTACGCGTTGTCTCCGGACGGCGACGTCGGCTACTGGCAGATCGACATGGCGGCGCACGGCCCGGCACTGGCCACGTACAGCGCCCTGGGGAACGCCCGGGCCGCGGTGCTCATCTCCGATGACGGCTCCGACTGGTCGCCGTGGACCACCTACCGGGAAGGCCTGTACGAGGGTCGCTGCTAGCCGCCGATCGCAAGGGCGGGACCAGTTCGGGTCCCGCCCTTCGTCGCGCCAGGAGGCGGCATGCCACGGTCGGCCGGACAGCTGGGACGCAAGCCCCTTGACCCAGCCCGCAAGCGGCTCACGCTGGAGAAGTACCTGGACCCGCGCGGGAAGCTGCGCCGGGGCGGGCTGCCGGCGGTGCCGCTGACCACTGACGTCGACTACGCCAGCGCCGTGCCCAGCTGGCCCATGTACCTCAACCAGGACCTGGGGGACTGCACCATCGCGGCCCTCGGCCACATGTATGGGGCGTGGACCTGGTACGGCAGCGGCGGCGAGGCGCTGTTCGACGACGGCCAGATCCAGGCCGTCTACTCGCGGGTGGGCGGCTACGTGCCGGGCGACCCCAGCACCGACAACGGGTGCGCCATGGCCGACGTGCTGGCCGACGCGGTGGCCAACGGGATGACCGACACCGCGGGCAAGGTGCACAAGGCGGCAGGCTTCGCGGCGCTCGGCAACCCGGCCGACGAGGACCTGCTCGGCCAGGTGCTGGACGTGTTCGGGACGGTGTACGTCGGCATCAACGTGCAGCAGCAGATGGAAGCCGAATTCGCCGACGGCAAGCCGTGGACCTGGAACCCGGCCGCCAAGACGGTCGGCGGGCACGCCGTCTGCCTGCAGCGGCGCGAAGGCTCGGGGGCCGCGCCGCTGCAGTACGTCACCTGGGGGGCGCTGCAGCCCGCCACCACCGGCTTCCAGGCGTTCGCCGCCGAGGAGGCGTGGGCGGTGGTGACCGCCGACTGGCTGGAGGCTAACGGGGACACGGTGCAGGGCCTCGACCTGCAGCAGCTGCTGGCCGACATGGAATACGTATAGCGGGGTGCCGTGACGACACCGCAGGACGAGCGGGCCTGGACGCCGAGACCGGACCCTACGCTGCTCACCACCCAGCAGCTGCTGCGCGAGCTGTCGTCGCTGCGCGAGATCTTCGACGCCCGACTGGACGCCATGGACAAGGCCAGCGTCGTGCTGTCGGAGACGGTGAACCGCACGCCGACCGCCATCCAGACGGCTGTCGCAGGCCTGCAGGCGGTCTACGACGAGCGGTTCAACTCGATCAACATACAAAGCGGCGAGCGGTTCCACAGCGTGCAGACGCAGTTGGCGGACCGGGGCGCGACGTTCGACCAGCGGTTCAGCTCGATCGCCCAGCAGTTCTCCGAGCGGGACGTGCGCACCGAGCAGGCGGCCACTGCGTCTGCCAGCGCCCTCGCCGCCGCCCTGCAGGCCGCCAAGGAGGCCGTGTTCGAGCAGGCGCAGGCGGCCGCCAAGGCGGCGGAGAAGACCGAGCTGAGCTTCACCAAGCAGATCGACCAGATCCAGCTGCAAATCAAGACGATCGGCGACGGATTCAGCGACCGGATCGGTGAGCTGAAAGAGCGGATCGACCGGGGCGAGGGCCAGGACACCGGGGTGTCCGGCCAGCGGGCGGAGACCCGGCTGAACACGGGCACCATCATCTCCATCGCCCTGCTGGTGCTTTCCGTGCTGACCTTCGTCGTCCTGTACGTGGTGAAAAAGTGAAGGTGCCTCTCGAAAAGTACGTCGACCAGCGGTTCGACGCTCTGGGTTCCCAGCACGACCGCGACGTCGCCGCCGTCAAGGAGCAGGCGGAGCTGAGCCGGGTCGCCCTGGAGCACCGGCTGGACGGCATGAACGAGTTCCGCGAGCAGCTGCGTGACCAAGCCGCCCGGCTGGTTACCCGCGAGCTGCTGGACGGGGTGGTGAACGGGCTGCGCGCGCAGGACGAGCAGCAGGACCAGCGCATCCAGCAGCTGGAGCGACGGGTGGTGGCGGACGAGGGCGCGGGCTCGGCCGAGGGCAGGCGGACAGCGGACCGGCAGTCGCGCATCACCATGACCGTGGCCGTCACCAGCACCATCCTGTTCCTGATCTCCGCAGCGGCCTCCGTCATCCTCGCCATCAGGCCAGGCGGCTGAGACGGAGCCGATTAGACCTGCTGACGTCGCATCTGCCGACCAGGAGGTCGCCCGGCTATGCCTACCGCCAGCAACGCGTATGCGGGTACCCCGTTCGAAGGTTTCAGCCTCTCGCACGCGGCCATCCTGAACGGCACCACCGGCGCTGAGGGTGCGACCATCTACGGCGTCCGCAACGGCACCATCAGCACCGACCAGGGCAACTTCGAGAACACGGGCGACGACGTCGTTCTCTCCGAGCACTTCTGGATCAACTTCGCGAACGTGACCATCGAAGAGGGCTACGTCCCCTTCAGCACGATCGCCTACATCACCGGCACCTCGGTGACGTCCAGCGGCGCGGCGGGCGCGGACTACTACGCCATCCCGTTGTGGACTCTGGCGTCCATGAACCAGGTCACCCTGCCGCTGGCCATCCGGGTGCCGTCCAAGGACGCCGGCGGACAGATCCGGACACTCGACTTCATCCTGTACCGCGTACAGTTCCAGCCTTTCAACTTCACCGGGCCGTCGTACAAGACGGGCCTGAGCTGCGCAATTGCCGGACGGGCGCTGTTCTCGACTGTCAACGAGGTGGGCGTGTCGCTGCCTGTCGCCTACGGCGGCACCTCCGGCACCGCGGGCATGTCCATCGGCCGTCTGGTGGCCCTGCCGGGCACCGAGACGGGCGCGTTCGTCGCCGAGCCGTTCGGCGCAGGCGGGGGAGTGGTGGTCTAGGTGGAAGAGCAGGAGCCGCAGCAGGCACCCCTGCCGGGCGTCGCGGGAATGGCCCAGGGGCAGCCCGCGGCGGGGGTCGAAGGGCGGCACGCCGCGCCCGAGTCGCAGGAGACCGGCGGCCTGCCGGAGGACGGGGTGGAGGTCCCGCCGCAGGACCAGCCCGAGCAGCCGGACAAGCTGGCGACCGGCGGCGAGGCGCTGGAAGAGCAGCAGCAGAACCCGGACTTGGACGACAACAGCGGAGTCCGGCCCTAGTCGCTTGACTGCGGTATAGCAGCGCTTGAGAACGGCGCGCTCCGTCGGGGGCTTGTTCGGCAGACACACCCTGGAGCGCGCCGTTTCGCGTGCCCGCCGATTGCCCCGGGGATGTCCCCGAGAGGCCCCGGAGGCCCGCATGCCGGACGAGTCCGAGCTTGACAGGCTGGATCCCCAGCCCGTGCTCTGCAAGATGTCGACCGGCTTCGAGCTGGAGATCGTGCGGATGCGCACCCGGCAGTTTTTCCGGCTGCTGCGCGTCCTCACCCACGGGGCCGGCCCCGCCCTGATGCAGACCGGGCTCGACTTCTCGGCGGAGGGCTCCGAGTTCGCCTCCAAGCTGCTGGTGCTGGTGGTGATGTCGATCCCCGACGCGGAGTCGGAGGCGGTCGGGTTCCTGCAGTCGATGTGCAAGCCGGCCGGGGAGGTGGCCCGGCCGGGCGGGAAGCTGACCAAGGCGGAGACCGACGCCAACCAGGCCTTGTGGGCGCAGTTCGCCGAGGAGCTGCACAACCCGGAGCTGACCGACACGCTCGACCTGATTGAGGTCATCATCAACCAGGAGGCCCCAGAGCTGCAGGCCCTGGGAAAAAAACTGCAGACGATCCTCGCCCTGTTCCGGAAGACGGGCCAGGACAAGGAGCCGCCGGAGCCCCAGCTGCCGGTGCAGGACCTCAACTTGCCGGGGCGTTCGCATCGGCGTTCGACACGCTCAGCCACGAGTACGGCTGGACCGACGAGTACGTCCTC